TTTTCCTCTAACTGGTATAGGATCGCCAATCAATACTGCAGGTGGATTAGTGGAAGTATATCCAGATCCAGGAGTAGAACCAATAGTAATAGCACTTACTACTCCACTACTTAAAGTTGCAGTTGCATATGCCTGACACTCTCCAGGAGTTGTTCCAAGACCAACAGGAGAACCAATAGTTACAGTAGGGGTTGAACTATATCCATATCCACCTTCTGTAATACTAAGAGAAGTAATAGTTCCTGCAGTCGAGACATTAGCAGTTGCAGCAGCACCTGTCTTAGTATCCTGAGACATCAATTCTACCGTATATGTATTGGTATTAGTATTGTTTTCATTGAGAGGATCAAAGAATGGTTTTGCATTTTGAACCCAAGCACATGTAGAACCAACACCAACACTTTGAATTAAGAAGGCAGTAGGTTGAATAAGTGGCTCATAAAGAACTCTATCTTTTCCAACACGAATTCCATCAATAATCTTATCTTTAGTTTGCTTACACCATCTAAGTGGTCTTAATAATGTATCATCAGTAGTAATTCCAGGTCCAACATATGGGTTAGTTTCTACAGAATCAGTTGTATTAATTCCAATAACAACTCTTTCATCTTGAAGCATTCCATATCCCTGATTAAATGGATCTCTCGATTCATTAACTAAGGTAAGTTCATCACCCACTTTGATAGTTTCCAGAACATCCTTGAAGACTACATCAATATCACCAGTTCCCTTATAATAAAGAAGTTTTGTAGAATCTCCTTTCTTAAGTGCTTCACTAAATTTAAGAGTACTTCCACCACTAAAGCTATATGCTTCTCCTGGCTTCTGCAGAATATCATTAACAAATACGAGGAGACATGCTTGAACATCAATAGAAGATCCTTTAGCAGATCTAATTGTTAGGTAACTATCGTTAAGTTTAATTGGGAAAGACTTATTAGATCCATCACAAAGAGCATCAAAGTTATCTAAAACCTGAAGATCTCCAATACTCCATCCAGCAAATGCATCATTATAAGTATTCTGAATTGTGAGTTGGAATTCTTTATATGGTAATGAAGGATTGGTAGGAATTCCTGCAGTTCCGCCTGTATGAACAGTTAATATTTCTCCCTGACCAAATGCATACCCTGTATTTCTAACCTCAAAATCAATTACACTAGATCCTTGTCCTACAACTACATCAACCTTAGCATAAGTTCCAATTCCCTGAGAAGATTCAGAACTATAGATTAAATCAAGATTAGAATATGATAGTGGATCATCAAATTTAACATCCAATTCCTTCTCAACTTTACCACCTCTTGCATAGAAATGAGTTCTGGTTGATACTCCTGTATTAACTGTAAATGATTTGCTATTTAAAACTTGCGTAATTGGAGTACTTGGAGAAGCAGGATCTTGTCCACTTGTTGAATTATTAACTGCTCTAGGAGCAATGATAGCTGCTTGTACTTTTCCTCCTCCCTGATAGAAAGTAGGAACAGTAGATATACCCACATTTACCGTAAATGTAGTCGTAGTTCCAACACTCTGAATAGGTATACCTGCATATGTAGGATCAGGCTTTCTAGGATAACTATGCTCTGTAGCATTAGCATCTCTTGCACAAGTAAAGGTTAAAGATTCAGTTGCAATTGCAACATTTACTCCCTCACTTAAACTATGTCCCGCACCAACAGTTAGAACCAAATCGCCTGTTGCTGGATCATATGTGGCAGCAGAAACATCATCATACTTCAGACTAGATATTCCAACATTCAACGAAATTGTATTTGCAGCGGTAGCAGCAATAGAAATTGCAGTATCGTAATAGGTATCGGTGGATCTAGGATAAGTATGAATCGATCTATAATCATCCATCGCACATCTGAATGATAATCCATTATTCATCAACCTAATACTTGTTCCAGTAGTCAAACCATGACTTCCAATGTTCAAAGTCATAATACCAGTTGATCCAGTATATTGAGCATCATATACATCGAAGAAGACGCTCTTAGAGGTGCCAACGTTAACAGTGATGGTTTCATCCGTTATTGCAGTAATAGCGGTGTTCACGCCCACTACAGGGTCATCTGCACGAGGATAAGAATGTGTAGTAGAATTATCATCCATTGCACAGGTAAATACCAACGAACTGGTTCCAATACCAACTGTATCGCTCGTAGTATAAGTATGACCTGATCCTACAGTTAATACCAAATTACCCGTTAAAGGAGCATAAGTAGCATCTGTTGGAGTTATAGATCCAATTCCTGTTACTGTAATACTAGTAACACCTACACTGTCAAATGTATGAAGATAATTACCACCACTTACAACACAACTTGTTACACCACTAACAAAGTTATGTAAGTAATCGCCACCAGAAACTATAGCATTTGCCGAAGCACGTTTAAAGGTGTGTGCATATTGGTCTCCAGGACCCGCAACACCAACATTAACAGTGATCTGAGTTGTTGATGTAGAAGCAATTGAAACTGAATTATTATATGCTGGATCATTACCTCTAGGATAATAATGCGTTGATACGCCAGAATCAATTGCACAGGTCATTCCTAACCCAGTAAAGATAACAACGCTAGATTTACCGCTAGCATTGAACCCATGAACACCAGATGTAGTGACGGTCATAATACCAGTAGAGCTAGTATATGCTGCTGTAGAGATCGAAATCGGTGCTGCATAATCACAAGTAAATGCAATTCCAGAAATATTAATATTTTCCCCTCTCTGCAACCCATGAGCTTGATGGGTCGTAATTGTCGTTAATCCTGTTACCGAACTATAACCCACGTTAGAGACGTCTACAGGGGCATAGAAGACGTGTGGATTAGTGATTGCTATTCCTGTGATACCACCGTTTACAACCTGTGCTGTGCCGATTGCAACGTAGCTGGCAGCATACAAACTAGAAGTCTGAATTGCTACATTAACGAGTGGTTGAAGGTCAAGTCTATATCCAGATCCGCTAGTTCCCATTCCAACAGATTGAATAGTTCCCGCAGTAGAAACAACTGCTGTTCCTCCAGCAGCGACTAAAGGTTGTAATCCAAATCCTTCTGTAGATCCAACAGAAACTATAACTCCACCAGTAGGAATATTTGCATTGTTTACATCATAAGTAACTGAAGATGCTGTTCCTGTGAAGAAGATACTAGAGATTCCAGCACTCTCATCCATAGTATAATCTTCAATTTCAGATTGAATCCCCTGAGGACCTTGGAAAATACCATTAATAAGAACTACGCCATTACTTGTAGAGAATCCAGTAGCATTCGTTCCACCATCTTTCTTTAAGGTAAAGGTCTTAGCAATTCCAGTAAATTCATTGGAAATGTCATCAAAGATTATATTATTACTATATGTCTCTCCAATTGTACCAGTATTTCCACTTCTCATAAAGGTTCTACCTTGGAAAGTAGAATGTGTAGAAATACCAACCCAATCTCTATCATCAGGAGCATTAGTTGTAGAACTTATAGGATCTGGTCCATAAGGTGCTTCAACGAAATGAATTTTATTTTCCCGAATATTATAGTTACCTTCAATAGTTTGAACTAAAGTTCCTGATGAATGAGTAGCAAGACCTGTTCCCATCCAAGGACGATCTACCATAATAATATTCGTACTTCCAAGACCAACTGTATTGATCTTCATGATCTCATTATTAATTTGAATAAGATTTCCACTAAAGAATGAAGTTATTCCAGTAAAGGTAATTTTTTCATCTTGGAGTAGGATATCTTTCGCCAAAGTAGTTGTAACTGCTCCCCCAACAATAGGAGATTGGAAGAAGTTATCAATTGCAACAAGACCCTTAGCATTTTGATTCGTAGAAGTAAATGAATGAGAAGTTCCAATTCCAACCGATGTAATATTAAATACTACAGGATTTTGAAGAAGTGCTTTTTCAGGACTTGCTGCTAACTTAATTGTGCTTGAATTAACCTTAACAGCGTATACTGTAGGTGGTACATAAGTGGTCGCTCCAAAACCCGGACCACTAGTTGAAGCAATACTAATAGCCTGAGTAGATCCTATACCAGCCCATGAATAAGTAAGTTTCTCACCTGTTACAAAGTAATGATCAGGTATAGTAATCGTATCAGCAGAAACACTAACTACATCAGAATCGCTTCCATCAACAAATCTTTGGAATATTGGTAGTTGATTATGAAGTAAACCAAAGGTTCTCTTAATATCCGTTTCTGTTCCTCTATATTCAGCATAAGCAGATCTAATTACTCCGCTATTAAGATCAATAGAAGTTGCATCAATACTATCCTTAACTATACTTAAAACATTCTGGAAAACTCTTACTTGAACCTTAATATTATGATTAGGAATAAAGGTTAAATGCTTTCTGCTAGAACCATCAATATTGGCACCAATAGTTCCTAAACCAGTGGTATGTAATTCAACATTACCATATTCAGTTAAAGCATTATATTCACCATCATCACAGGCCACAACTTCACACATTTCATAACGCTTATTGGTCGTATCTTCTAACTGAACAACATAATAAGCAGCATGAGAATCCTCATGATATTCTGCAATCGTGTTTATACCCGGAGTTCCTGAAGCAGCAATGGAAGTATACCAAGAATCCAATAAACCTGTTTGTAATTCTTCAGCAGTTCCTACTCCAGTCGCGGTAGATGTGCTGCTAGCAATAGAAACACTAATAGCATTTACACTATGTGCTACTCCTACTGCAGAATCAGGAGTAAAATCAATTTTTAAACGAGATCCCTCTATGTAAGAATAATAAGTTCCTAATCCACCAATTCCAAAAGAACTTAGGTTATTATCTGCTAACTGCCCATACTCCACCATATCAACTGTGGACCCATCATGAATAACATTAAGTTCATCAAATTCATAATATGAACCATCATCAGCTCCAATCTCAACAATAACCTTAGCAGAGCGATAAGTAGATGCAATTCCTACAACAGTCTTTGCAGTACTCGTTCCACTAGGAATAGCAGTATGATGAGAATTAATATGAACAATACTTCCAAGAGAAGTACTGCCTATTCCAGTTGTAGTACTCTTAAGATCATGTGAAATATAAGTAATATCATAATTATTTTTAGCATACTTAACTGGATAGAATTGAAGTTTTCCTTCTTCTCCACTGATTGTCCAATCAAAAGATCCTAAATCTGGATGAGTCTCAACTCTACCATATTGATTCAAATATCCCTGATTATCATCATGCAATAAGGATACGACCAGAACTTGACGTTCTTGTGTATATCTCTTATCTCTTACATATGTAAAGAACTTTCTAGATCTTGCTGCAGATAATTTATCATTACTAATAACAGCATATCTTGTTGCTCTAGGTTTGTGATTAAATTCTCCACTGAAATCATCAATTACAAGAACTCTATTTCCAACAGCCTCCGAATAATCACTCAATACTCTATTCTCAAAAACAATCTCATTAGAAACCAATTTAGTTCCTATTCTTATTGCCTCTTCAGATGCCAAATCAAATGTATTGACACAATGCAAATGACCTTCTCCAGTCATATTAACAGTGATTTCAGTATTACTATCATTAGCGACTATTCCACCAGCGTTATCAGCTTGAGTTTCAATAACTAAATCAGAGAATTTAAGGAACCCTGACGTATGATTTAAAGAACTAACCGGCTCATTCCATGTTTCATAAGGAATCTTTGATTTTAAGGAATATGAGAAATATTGATAATACTGATTATCAGGCAATCTTTGAACATTGTTATTCAGAATACCCGTATCATATATCCATCCCTTATTAACATTTGAATAAGGTCCAAGTTGAATATAGGAATCAAAATCAATTTTACTCTCAATAATTCCTTTTGTATTTGAAGTTTCTCCTCTTAAAACATTTCCAATTTGAAGTTCACTACCTATAGAAACTTTAAGGGTTTCAATCTTATTATTCCAACTTTCAACAAATCCTTTTGCATATCCACTACTTACAGTTTCTCCATTCATAAAATCATTTATTTTGATTTTAATATCAAAGATAGGAAAATCTTTCTGAGGAATTACTCTACCAAAAGAAGTAGTAGGATCATAATATCCAGGATACTCTCCAGTATCTAATACTGAGGTCATATCATAAACAATAGATCCTGTATTCCCACCTAAAGCAGTATTAACTTCGGTAACTGGGAATAACTTATAATTATAAGCATTTGAATTATATCCTTTACCAGTGGATCCCACACCCACACTAGTATTCTCAACCATTATATTATCACCCACTGCAAATGGGAAGAGATCGCTAAATCCAGTATTAAATCCTACAGTTACTTTCTTAGTTGAACTATTATAAGTTATAGTATTAATTCCCACTCCATTCGAGTTTTCAGTAGGAAGAATAGTAGGAAGAATATTATACATTCCATAAGTATTCTGAACTATTTTAACTTTAGTAGATCCTACTTGATATTCTAATTGAACATCATCAACAACATTTCCAGTATATCCATCAAGAACAACTAAGGTGGGATCGGTCAGATAATTCTTACCACCTGAAGAAATACCAATACTAGCAAATGATGTAAGTGGTTCAATTTTAAGAATTTCAGGAAGATTAAGAGCAGGATTTAAAGTAAAATCAGTAGGATAATCAAATCCAATATTCTCAATAGTAGTCTTTTGAATTTTACCAATTGAATGACTTCCTATTTCTAATATCGCATCTTTTCCATATGCGGAAGATATAGTAGTAATGCCAGGAGTAAGTTCATACTTTCTTCCACCATTAAGAACTTCAACACCCTCAATAGAACCATAAGCACTTAAAGATTTGGTTGTATAATAAAGATTCGCTGTAGAGTAATCATAAGAACTTGCTTCTGGATATGAAGACAAATTATACTTAAACGTAGTTGTACCTAAACCAACTATTTTTTTAGATCCTGAATACTTACTATCAATTAAATTAATCTGATTATTATTAAATACATCAGTATCAACTATAATTTGTTTTTTAATGTCTGCAATGAGGTCTTCATTTATAATATCTAATTTATAGTATAAATTTGAAGGAACACTATCATTCAGGAATAGTGAAACATTTGCACCAGAGAATCCTGCATTACCAGTAGTAACAACTTCAAAGTTTATAGTAGATCCAGTAGATTCAAATTTATAATTATAAAGAGGATCTTTATAGAAATTAAGAGTAAACGCACTATAAGAGGTTAGTCCAACTTTAGATGATAGAGAAGAATCAGATAAATCAAATTTAATAATTTTATTCTTATAAACATTCAATTGTGGATTAATTAATGATATAGTTCCTGCAGTAGCACTAGTAAGATCAATATAATTTGGAATAGTTAATCCTAAATCATATCTGGTTGAACAAAGTCTAAATTTATCCTTAGTATAATAAAGAACATAATAAATTTCTTCATTTGTCAATCCACCGGAAGGAGAGGAAGCTGTATAAATTACTTTATCTCCTGTACTTAATCCATGATCAGTAGAAGAAATCGTATCATTAGCAATATCAACATCTCCCGCAGCCCAAGTTAGAGGTTTAAATACTGCTCTTCTATTATCACTATCATATTTTACAGTTATTGTTTCAGTATTTTTAGGAACTGCACTAAACTGAACTCTATCTCCTAAACCTAACCCATGAGTAGAACCGGTTGAAGTTACTACTGTAACAATATTTTGACCAATTTCTCCACTTATACCAGTTCTCTTCGTAGTTAAACTATGATAATTACCTATACCAAAATCAGTAAAGAATGGAAGACTCTGTGTAGTAGTTGATCCTACTCCAACAAAAGTTCCTGTCGTTCCTAATCCTACCTTAATAGTTGAAATTCCAATAAAATTTCTTCCAAAATTAGCAATATATAAATCCTTTCCTTCTGGCAGTTCAAATGCCGTCCCTGATGTAATTCCTGTTATACTATGCCAACATGCAATTCCAGTTCCACCATGATTGGAATATGTAACCTTCTCTCCAGTCTTTAATCCATGATTAGGAATATAAATCCTACTATATGGAACAAATACCTGAGTTGCTCCTATACCGGGCATTGAGAACGTTGCAGTAGATCCAATACCTGCAATTGCAGAAGTTCCAATACCTACAGATTCATTAGGGTTAAAATAAATCTCTGTATTTACATTATAACTATAATCGGTCTTAAATCCAGTAGAAACTTTAAATTTTCGAGGATTTTCATATAAAATAATACCTGCACTAAACGCAGCACCAACCGTTCCATCATAATGTCTTCTAACTCTAAATCTCTTACCAACCTGATCAATATTAAGAACTTTAACCTGTTCAGCAGTTGTTCCAAGACCTACAGATAAAATATCATTTTCTCTAACAAAAGGAAAATCTAGGAATCCAGTAGTATAGAAGAAAGTTGTTAATCCCGTAACCCCTGTTGTACCTACTCCAAGAGTAGTTACAAAGTTATCAGTTCTTATACCTAAAGAATAGGAACCTTCAATATTAGCAAAATATGTACTAAGACCAGAAATAGTAAGTAATTCCCCGTCGTTTAATCCATGAGGAGATGTAGTAAATCCAATAATATTACCAATTCCATCAGAAGTAGCAAATTCTACATTAGAGAATGAAGTAGTAGCGACACTTATAGCAGAAATTTCTTTACCATAGAGATTAGAAACCTTTGCAGATGCATTAGTTCCTCCTGTAAGAGCATTATCAAATAAAACTCTATCATTTATCTTATAATTATTACCTCCAGTCAAAATACCAATCGACTCCACCGTACCACTAGAAGTAGAATCAACATTTATGATTTGATTTTTAATACTATCAGGATCAAAAACAAAATCATAAGAACTATTAGAAGATTTAAATTGATAGTTTAAAGTGTTTCTAAACCATCCAGAATTATTCAAATCATATTCTTCTTGATTAAGATCATTGCTATAATTAAAAGGATTTGGTTGAGACTGGAAACTTGTTCCAATAACATAAGGAAACTGTGGTTGATAATATCCTTTAAATGCGCCATCAGTATCAGTACTTGATGTTTTAATAGTTGTAAAATATGCATAAACCCCATTAGGATATTCAGGAGTTACTGCAAATCTACCATTATGCTCATCTAAATCTCCACTTCCTTTAAATGCATAATCTTCGTTAAAGAATCCCTGAGGGAAATTTGATAAAGAAGGTCTACCAGCTTTAGAAACTACATCATATCCAGATTCCATTGCTCTGGCAGTTCCACCTTCAGGTGTTGTATATCCATAAGGACCATAAATGGGGTTTCCATCATATGCCCATCCAAGAATAGGGGAATGATATGAAGATGGTTGTTCTTTGCTTTGCGCTATTCTGAGGTCCCCAACTCCATACTGAATCGTTCCAGCTTGATTTCTTACATATACAGACTCCCTAAGTTTTCTGGGAGCATACATGTGACAATATTCTAATCCAAAATTGGATCTTTCAGATTCATCAATAATTCCATCATCCGGAGTTATAGTATTTAAATACTTCTGGAATAAATTAACTGTCCATTTTTGGAGATCTGCTTTTAATCGACAATTGGATCCCGAATCCTTTATAGTAATAGTTGTAGTATTATCATATCCAACTCCTCCATTTATTATAGATACACTCTTAAGTTCACCATTCTCAACTACAGGGGTCAATTTAGCATAATTTCCTGTTCCATTAATTACAAGATTTGGAGGAGTGTTATATCCCGATCCACCTCTTGTAACCAAAACTTGTATAATTTTTCCTTCACTAACAATTACCATTACTTCGGCATTTTGCCCACTTCTAAACTCAAATTCTGGCTGTCTCTCCCAATTAAGAATAGTATCAGATCCATATGCACTTCCCTTATCTGTTAAATGAACAGAATCAATGCTTCCTCTAAAAATAGGTTGTATGGATGCAAAGAAATCTTGATTAGATAAAGTGGATACTCCAATACTTCCGCTAATAACAACAGAAATTGCAGGATAATTAAAAGAATGAGTTCCACTACCGATCGATGCTAAATCAGAATATTGTTCACTATCAAGATACTCAGTTTTTGTTGTTGTTCCTAATCCAACAGGAGCGAGTTTAAATGAATTATTAGTTATTTTTTTAACCAAATATTCTGATGAGGTATTAAGACCTTCAATAACAGTACCAGTAGTTGCATAGGTTAAAGTTTCTCCAGTTTCATAACCATGAGAATCTATATTAATTAAATTAAGAGAAGTACTAATACCGGTAGTGGTAGTAGTTCTTTTCTTATTTTGATATCCTTCACCACTATTAGTAACATTAATAGTGGAAATTATGTCTTTCTTTTCTACACATTTAAAATTCTGATTTCCACCCCCATATCCACTAATATAAACAGTGTTTATTCCTGCAATAGCATCTGCTTCATTCTTATGGAGTCTTATTGTTTGAGCATCAACAATGGAAGCCCGATATAATGCATCAGTTGTAAGTCCTGTTAAAGGAGTCTGCCTATCAGTATTGTATACAACTCTCTCATAATCACCAAACTTATGATAAGTAGAGAATCCAATTAAACTAGTAGTAGCACTTCCTGCTTGAATGAATATATTACCATCTGTTCCTTGATTAGTAGCATCAAATGAAACACTATGTGATACAGATCTCATATTGATTTCTGCAGCAGCATCTTTACCATTTCCACCAGTAATAGTGATAAAAGGCTTATCTACATAATCAAATCCAGAATCTATAATTTCTATTCTTTCTAAAGACCCAGTTACAGCACAAATTCCAGTTGCTGCAGTCCCTACTGCGTCTGTAATATCAAGACTAGGAGGATTTATAACATCATAACCAAATCCAGGAGATTCAACTATAATATTTTCAATAAGTCCATAAAATAAAGTTTGAGATGACTTATAATTTAATAATTCAACACCATTAACTAGAATACCAGTTTTTCCAGGTTCTGTAGTATAATTACCACTCCTATCAAGAGGTTCCTTTATTTCTTTTAAGATATTTTGTGCTAGTATCTCCTTCTTAGCAAAATCATAATCTTGAATTACATTAGAAGTTACAATCCCTGATACGGTGATAAGATCATCACTAAAAAGATTTGAAGGGCTCTTTGCTAGACTTAATTGGCTTGAACTAACCCTTTTAGCAAAATAAAGGCCTTCTTCTAATTCCGGAAACTTACTAATTGATGTAGAAACCCCAGTAAATCCATCAGAATCTTGATATGATGATGAAACTACATATGGTTGATAATATACCCTATCTCCAGTATAAAAACCATGATCATCGGGTGCATTAGGATCATTAGCAACTACATCTAATACTGTTCCACTATAGCTGCCTGAAAGGGTAACTTTTCTATTATAAGGATTGGTAAATTGATCATAATAAAATGGAATAGAAGGCGAAGCAACTAAAACTCTATTAGAATAATCTGTATACGTATTCTGAACATTGGCATTATATTTGTTCAGAGAAGAATAGAGTGATGACTGAACTTTTGTAAGTTTTCTTTGAATAGAATAGATAGAATTGGAAAATAATTCTCCTTGACCCCTAATGGAGAATTTAGTACTTGACTGGACAGCAATAACTTCACAATCAATCTTAACAGCATCTCCGTCAGGATCTCTTGTTACTTGTCCAGTATCACCCACTCTAAAATTATGAACATTATAAGTTACAACTTCATAAGTATAATTTGAAAGATTAGTAAGATTAAAAGAACTAATCTTATAACTATTGGCAACATTATCAATCCAGTTCTCTCTTCGGACTGTAGATGAAGAAATTCCTAATCCTTTAATTCTAGCAACATCATTTTTAGAAAATAGATATGTGTTCGATGGTATTACTACATCATCTAAAACAGATCCTATTCTAACTTTAATTGGAGTATCAGTAGTTACTCCTGAATAACCATAAGCATCTACATCCAATCTAATTTCTACTGCTGTACCAATTCCAGATGTAATAGCAGTGCTTGCTATTCCAAAGAATTGAGTTACTGATTTAGAAGAATAAGATGCTATTCCTGTAGTACCATTATCATAATTTAAAAATAAATTACCAGATTGCGCAAACCCAACTGTTGAATCTACATCAAGGAAAGTAGCTCCTGCAGAAACAGGAGATATTAACAAACTTTTTGGATGAATAGAAAAGTCTCCATAAACTGTTCCATCCAAAACCAAGTCTTTATTATAATCTGCATCAAAACTTAATTTAAAGTATTCAGTTGCGCCAATAGAAATCTTTTCTACATCAGTAATAGATGCATATGCTTGAGTAATCCCATATTCTTCTTTTTCATCTTGATATAAAGTGTTATTTAAAAGATCAAGAGGATTACCAGTAATTGCTTCAACAACTAAATCTTTAGTCCTTCTCCAACCAGCATCAGATGGCCTAAACAAATATTCTCTTGGTTTAATAACCTCTACAGGTTCTCCATATATGGATCCAAAAAGTATTTCAAATGAATGGTCCGTTCCTTTTGATGCATAAAAATCTTTTGATTGCTTAATAAAGAGATTTTGATTTAAATCAGAATCTAATGTTCTATCGGCAAATCCTGGAATAAATTGTTGTTTTATTTTTTTTAGAAACTCACCTAAAAATAATCCACTTAAATTATGAACAATAGGACCGACAGGAGCTCCTTCATAAGATTCTAATGTATGTTTTGCAACATTAGAAGTAGAGAAAATAAGTTCTTCTGGATTATTAGGTTTTGAATATCCCGTTACACCACTAAATCCTCTTACACACCCTGTAAATGAATTGTCTGTTTTCCCCGTATATGTAATTATTTCATCATCAATCTTAATAATGCCATATCTATCCGGAAATCCCTTTGTTCCTGTTAAAATTTGACCATATTGTCCAGTTGAAGTACTTACATTAATGGTTACATCATTATAACCAACATCTTCTGATATAATACATGTGCTAACAGATTTAAAAATTTCATCAAGTTTAATATATTTGTCAAGATTTCCAACAATGTCAGCTGCACCGCTAGGATATTCTTGAGAAATATAATATTGCTTTAAAAATTCTACTAGAAGAGGATTCTCTTCTGCAATAAAGTCTGGTAGTTGATTTTCAACAATAGACTGAATTTTAACTCTAGTTTCTGACATATCTTATCTTACAAAGACTCCGTTGGAATAGCTGGATGATACTTGATGAGTAGTCCCTGATATTTCTGCTCCCGATGCAATTTCATCAGTCCACATATTAATGATTGCCTTACTAGTATCTAGTTGCAAATAAAGATCCTGTAATCCAATAATATCATTAGAATAAGGAACTGCTTCTATTTCAATTAAAGGAATTCCTTTATTAATAGTTGTAGAAATTATATTAATAGGATTTAATATAATTTCACCCTTTATATAATCAATGTTCCCTACATTCCTACGGATAATTTGTGGTTGGGTTGGAGAATCTAATTTAAAGAGATTAATGATTCCTGTTTTATTACAGTCATCATTAGGAATATCCATCAAATAGACAGTTCCACTAATACCACTTACCGTAAATCCAGATGATTTGATATTATATCCAGAATGGTCAGAAATATGGAATCTATTGCCATAACATATTTCATAATCAGCAAAAGTATTAACAACTGCTCTCAAATCTCTTCTCATAACAACAGTTGTAATATTAGAAGTAATAGATTGGTGACTTTCATCAATTATATTCAAAAATTGACTATATTTGAATCTTGCGCCAAATTTATTTAATTGAGTTGAATCAGCATAAGTATTCACATTAGAAGAAACAGCAGTTTTCACTGTATTTGCAGAAGGTGCTAAATTTGGATTATAATAAACGTTAGAATTCGTTTCTACATAAAGATATTTTAAATCAACCACTTGTGGAATAATACCCGCCACCGAATACTTCTGCAATTTCCTTCTAATATTATCTTTAATCAAATTTGAGAGATATCTATCATTATAAGGTTTAATGCTAATAAAAACTTTTCCAAATTGAGGTGGATTAAGAGATTCTCCTCCATAAGCAGCAACAGATTCTGTTTCGGGATAAATTGAAGGAATTAAGGCTTCATAATCAGAAGAAGTTACTGCTCTGTTTCTGGAAGCATAAATTCTAGTTCCATATTTCTTAATTGATTCAATAGTTTCAATTGGTGCACCAGAATGAGAAGATTCGACTACTGTAATTAAAGAAATACCAGATGTAATTATCCTATCATTATCATCCATCAATGATCCAGAGAATTTAAAGGAATTAAGGTTATTAGCCTCTTTACCATTAGAAACTGTATAGGATGCAGTGATAAATTCAGGTGCTTGAAGTTGTCTACCAAAAATACCATCGCCAAAGATTAATTCATATCTTTCATCCTCTACTTCTTGGATGAAAAATACCATAGACTTACCATTAAGATCAAAAAGACTGTCTGCACGCGTATATGTATTAGCAGCAGTAGCATTTACATTAGATCTCACCTTTACTTTGATTAGACTTGTGTCAATTCCTGCATTATCTAAAATAAACCGTTGATTTGGACTAAATGCATCAACAGTGAAATTTTGACTGATTTGAGCGCCTTCATAAACGATAATATCATTAAAGTTAGCAATATTATTGATTACTGGGGCAGTAATATCTGAAGGAATTGAAAATGAATAACTTTGATCACCAAAAGTAGATGTAGTACATACAGTTCCTGCTTTTAATATAAGTGAAGAAGGTGCATTAGTGTAACTACTAGTATCAACAAAGAAAGATATTTTAGATCTTGCTGATTTACGAGATCTAGGAACATAACCAACATTTCTAGCAAGAGAAACAACATTTTCTCTTAAAGTAGCACTATCAATGAATACTTCATTAGTTACCATGTTGGTATTATATGAAGTAATATAGGTATTGTATGCTAAAACATCAATAATCGTTGAAAGATTAGATCCTTCGAAGTCATAATCAGTAAAATCTGAATTTGCTCTGAGATAATCTTGGATCGATCCCTTTATTTGATCAAAATCTAGATCTGCGAAGTTTACTAATGCCATTTATCGTGTCGGTTGTAATGCAAATGATAATGTTTGAGGTAAGATATCAATTCCAACTATTTCATAATCTACAGTTACATCAAATCCACCTAAATCATAGTCTGGAAGAGCTCTAACTTCTGTTAAATTTACTCTAGGTTCAAAATTTTTAATAGTTACCCTAATTTGGTCTTCAATATCAGTGGATGTTAGCCCATCAATGTTCTCAAAAAGGAGTCCACTTACCTGAGAACCCAAAAGAGGGTTAAAAAACCGTGCTCCTTGACGAGTTAAGACTAAATTGCGTATGGAACGAGCAATTGCAGTCTCATTTTTAATTGCAATAAGGTCCTCACTTAAGGGATTAACCTTAAATGAGGAACTAATATCTTTAAAACCTTGACTTACCCGTTCTACAGGCATACGAATACAGAAATACTATGAGTGTTGAGTTATTTATTAAGGATTTATTACTAAAATTCTGCTAGAGGGATAACATCAGTATCATAATCAAGGCCATCGTCCTCAAATTCATCATCTTTACGCTCATAAAGGTCATTTTGGACTAATTTATCGGTTTTTTTGGGTGTTAAGTCGTCATTAGAGATTTCTCTTAGCATTTTCTGGTCCATTTTTTCCTCCTACAACAAAAAAAGGACTCTTTCGAGTCCCTTTTATTTATTTTCCTTGACCGCGATACTTTTTTTTCGCCCCATTGCGAGACGTTGCGGCGACTTTGGTGTGTTTTCCGTTTCCTTGACGAGATTTCTTTGGGGTGGTCTCAACATATGTTTCTGACCCCCATCCGCCTACTTTAGTCTTAACTGCCATAATGTAATTTAATGTGGATTGTAAGATTTAAGGTATAAAACGAACCCACATATTGATAAAACAACTATGAGTCCGAGTGACACTGCTATTTGCATTAGACTATACGAGTTTTTTCGTGCCCAACACGAATACGAGGATCGCACCAGATCTCATATCCCTCTTCCTTAGCATCAAGACAGAACGAGACATCCTCGCCACACATATCTTGTACTCCACCAGATTCAAATACTTGCATCTTAGGAGCAAACCAAGGATACTCTAGACCCTCGAATACACCCTTCTTGATCATTACCCAACCAAATCCAGTATAGTCTACTGTGAAGGGTTTCTGACGCTTACCAATAGATTCAACGGTTTCATGATTCATAACACCGCCGTTCTTACGGAAATCATCTTCCTCTAACCAGTGTGCTACTGAGGTGGTGCTCCCATCTTCAGTAGCATACCATCCAGCAGTAATCCCACGAGAATTTAATAGATCCTCATCAATACTTCCATCTTCTTTAACAGATTCTGCAGGAACTGAGAGATCGCATAATTGCCAGAACTTCTCTGAACTAAAGACAATATCCGAGTCGATCCATAGTTGGTAATCATACTCTAACTTGCCATCCCATGGAACTTGCTTAGGTCCTCTGAGAACATTTGCACCTAAACACTTACATCTTGCAAAATTAACCATAGAAGAATAATCCTGGGATATCTGAATAGACATACCATTCTGAACCATGTCAAAGCATAACTGCACAAAGTTCTTCAGAAATATGTAAGAACATCCGCGTCCAGGAAGACAAAATACTATTGTCTTGCCCTTCATTCTTGCTTTAATAGCATCAATATCCCATGCAGGTTCTTTCTTCTTTGGGGTATTTGCTTTAACTGTAAATCCTTTTGCCATAATTGTGTAATACCTTCAATTCAATTATACACTGATATATGTAGTATGTCAATAAGAATCTTCGCCTGACGGTTCTGCCCAGAGAACCCTACCGGGACCTCCATATCCTACCTTGGGCGCTAACTTAATAAATGATAAATCTTCAGCACTATACTCAGTCTTTAACAGACCTACCATAACATTTAACATCTCCCACTTTTCTTCGAAATCTTCTACTTCTAAATTGTGATATAAAACCTTATCCTTTGCATATATGTGATAGGTTGTAGCATCCATATTATATTGGGGATTTTTTTTATTTAGAAAAAGGTAATAAAGGGGGTTTGGGTCCTCAGAATTTTTTGGTGATTTTTATATATACATCTCGATCTGTCACCTCTGTAGGTTAGGGTCTCTACCTTTTTTATATACGGGCAACGCGACGCCGCCGAGGATAACATAACGCCCTAATACTGCC